GCTTTTAGGTAGACACCTAGGAATGTTTAAGGATAAAGTAGAAGTTAATGGTAGTCTATGCAATGAAATCAGTATAACAATAGATGGTGAAGAGTATGGGACTTAAGCTTGATATTAGCTCAAAAGTATTTAATGAAATATATTTAAAACATCAACTTAATAATAATAAACGTTATCAGATTTACTTTGGAGGTTCATCCTCAGGTAAATCTTTTTCTTTAGCTCAAAGAACTGTACTAGATGTACTTAATAGCCATAGAAATTATTTAATAGTAAGAAATGTTCAAAATACAATAAAGAGGTCATGTCTTAATGAAATAACAAAGGCAATAAGTAATTTTAAAGTTGCTGATTATTTTGAAGTTAATAAAACAGATATGATAATTACTTGTAAGATAAATAAAAAGCAAATATTATTTTGTGGTTTAGATGATGTTGAAAAGATTAAATCTATAACCCCCATAGATGGAGTAATAACTGATATATGGGTAGAAGAAGCTACAGAAACAGAATATAAAGCAGTTAAACAATTAGATAAAAGACTTAGAGGAAGGTCAGAGGTAACTAAAAGATTAACTTTAAGCTTTAACCCAATACTTAAGGACCATTGGTTATTTGAAGAGTATTTTAATATATGGGAAGATGATAAGCAGTATGTAGAAAAGAACAATGTATCTATTCTTAAAACTACGTATAAAGATAATAAATTTTTAACTGATGATGATATAGCAGCATTAGAAAATGAATCAGATCCTTATTACTATGAAGTATATACAAAAGGTAATTGGGGAGTTCTTGGAGCTGTTATATTTAAGAATTGGAAAGTAAAAGATTTTAGTGATATTGAAAAAACTTTTGATAATTATAGGCATGGTGTTGACTGGGGTTTTGCCGATGATCCTTTTGCTTATATAAAATCACATTATGATAAAACAAGAAAAAGACTTTATATATGTGATGAAATAGAGGTAGTAGGGATGTTGAATGAGGAATCAGCTCCTTTAGTAAAAGAAAAAGCAGGTTCAAGTAGAGTTACATGTGATAGTGCAGAACCTAAGTCAGTGGCAGAATATAAAAAGTTAAGAGTAAATGCTAAATCAGCAAAGAAAGGACCAGGCAGCATTGAATATGGGATTAAATTTTTACAAGGATTAGAAATTATAATACATCCAAGATGTCAAAATTTTAGAAATGAAATAAGTAAATATAAATACAAAGAAGATAAAAATGGCAATATATTACCTATGCCGGTGGATAAAGACAACCATTTAATAGATGCTCTTAGGTATAGTTTAGAAAATGATATGAATGGTAATTCAATTTCATTTGACTAAGGAGGTGTTAAGATGTTTATGGTAGATAAAATATTAAGTAATGGAGCTAATTCAGTAATGAGCTTAGAAGAAATTATTCAAGAAGAAATAAAAGAATGGAATAGTTCACAAACAAGACAATTAATGTTAGATGGAGAAAGATATTATAAGGGTGATACTGATATACTAAAACGTAAAAGAATGGCTATAGGTGAAGATGGAGAATTAGAAGAAGTTAGGAACTTAGCAAATAATAAACTAGTACATCAATTTGTTAGAAAGCTTGCAGACCAGAAAGTGGGCTATTTATTAAGTAAGCCTTTAAGTGTACAAACTGATAATGAAGCATATAAAAATGTATTAGATGATATATTTAATAAGTCCTTTATGAGATTACTTAAGAATTTAGGTAAAGATGCCATTAATAAAGGTATAGCATGGGCTCAAATTTATTATAATTCAGATGGTGAACTACGATTTAAAAGATTACCTAGTGAAGAGATTATTCCACTATGGAAAGATTCGGAGCATACTAAATTAGATGCTTTAATAAGAGTGTATGAGATTATAGTCTATGAAGGTAAAACTAAAAAGACAGTGCAAAAAGTTGAATACTGGGATACAAAACAAGTATTAAGATATGTTAATGATAATGGTAAATTAATACTTGATGTTGAAGCTCCAGAAGATGAAGGGCATTTTAGTATGGTAGATGATAAAGGAAATAAACAATCATTTACCTGGTCTAAAGTGCCTTTTGTATATTTCAAGTACAATGATGAAGAACAGCCACTTATTAAATTTGTTAAATCATTAGTAGATGATTACGACAGAAACAAAAGTGACAATAGCAATAACTTAGAAGACTTACCTAACAGTATCTATGTTCTTAAGGATTATGATGGCGAAAACTTAGGAGAGTTTAGAAGAAATATGAGCCTTTACAGAGCTGTTAAGGTTGCTGGTGATGGTGGAGTAGAAACAAGAAATTTAGAAATAGACACTGAAGCCTATAAGACACACATTGAGCAAACACGAAGGGATATTTATGAATTTGGTAGAGGCGTAGACACTCAAAGTGATAGGTTTGGTAATAGTCCATCTGGAATATCATTAAAGTTTTTATATAATGATTTAGATATGGATTGCAACATAATAGAAACAGAATTCCAGGCATCACTTGAATATTTATTGTGGTTTGTGAATCAACATTTAATTAATACTGGACAAGGCGATTTTACTAATGAGAATGTAGAATTTATTTTCAATCGTGATACATTAATAAATGAAACAGATAGTATTAATAATTGTCAAAGTAGTGTTGGTATTATATCAGATGAAACCATAGTAGCTAATCATCCATGGGCCACTAAGGATGAACTGGAAAAGATAAAAAAACAAAAAGAAGAACGTGAATCAATGTATCCTAATTTTCCTTTAGAAGAAGCACCAGAGGATGAAGAGAATGAAGCGAATGAGGAGTAAAGACTACTGGAAGAAACGTTCAGAAGTTGTAGCAGGTAGACAGTTTAAGAAAACAGATAATTATATTCTAAGTTTACATTTAGATTATATGGAAGCTCTAAGCAGCATACAAAAAGATATAGAAGTCTTTTATGCTAGATTTTCGCAGAATAATGAAATATCTTTACAAGAAGCTAGACGTTTATTAAATTCAAATGAACTCCAAGAATTTAAAATGGATTTAAAAGAGTTTACTCGGAAAGCTAAAGATAATAAAAATTTGCAATGGGAAAAAGAATTAAACAATGTATCTTATAAGGTAAGAGTTACTAGGCTACAAGCTCTACAAACTCAAATGAGGAACCAAATAGAGAGTTTATATACTAAGCAACAAAATGATACTGCTAATATTTTAAGTGGAATATATGAGGATACTTATTATAAAAACATCTTTGAAGTACACAAAGGATTAGGAATAGGTATTAATTTTGCTAAGTTAGATACTAATACAATAAATAAAGTAATTACAGAGCCATGGCATGGTGATAATTATAGTAGTAGGATATGGAACAACAAAGAAAAGTTAATAATGGAGTTACAAACCAACCTTACTCAATCTTTTATTCGCGGTGATAGCATAGACAAAACTTCTAAAACAATAGCTGAAAGAATGAATGTAGCTAAGAATAGAGCTAGAACATTGGTTAATACTGAAAGTGCTAACATTGTTTCTAAATCAACTTTTAACAGCTATATTGGAAGTGGAGTTGTTAAAGAATATGAAATACTTGCCACGTTAGACTTACATACGAGTAAAATATGTAGATCTATGGACGGTAAGATATTTAAGATTAGTGAAAAAGAAATAGGTGTTAACGCCCCACCATTTCATCCTAATTGCAGAACTACAATAATTCCTTATTTTGCAGATACATTTGATATAGAAAGAATAGCTAGAGATAGTGAAGGTGAGATTTATTATGTAGATGGAAATATGAATTATGGGCAATGGTACAAAGAAAATGTTGATAATAACTCCGGTAAAAAATGCCATGATATTAAATTAGAAAATAACTTACAAAATACAATTAAAAATGTATCCAAGCAACTAAATATAAATGAGTTTACAAATGAAATGAATCAATATTATAAAAATGGTAATGAAAAAGTATTAATGGTACATGAAAATCAAATGAATGAGTTAAGATATTCAGAGGGAAATGCTTCTTATCACCTATTTGGTGGAATATCTTTGGAAAGACCCAACAAAATGATAAATAGAAGAAATAAGTTAGGGAATGGGTATATAGGAACATTATTTCACGAAACTGGTCATGGAGAAGATTTTAAATTCTTTAAAGACTCAGTTGAAAATATTGATAAGTATATGAAAAATAGCTTACCTATGAGTTCTAGTTATTACTATATGAAAGATGCAACTAAAAAAGATAAAAGAACGTTAGCTAAATTAATAAACAATGAGGAATGCAATGATTTAAAGAAATATATTCGGCAAAATGGCAAAATGAACGAATCATTATCTGATATATGTGTCGCAATTACAAATGGAAAGTTAACTGGCTCAGGAGGACATACTACAAAATACTTTAAAGACAAAGGTAAAGTACAAGCAGAAACATTTGCAAATCTAACTACAATATATACAAAAGGGGATAAAGAAACTATAGCACTATTGGAAAAGTATTTTCCTAATACAAATAAAGAGTATTTTAATCTTGTAGAAGACATAATTAAAGAAAACTATGATAATCTTTTAAAAAAATTAACAATTACTAAATAATAACCAAATGTTTTGAAAGTGAGGTGAAAATAATGAATGATGTGTCAACCTATGGAGTACAAAGAATAAAAGCAGCTATATTTAAATTTAGCGGAGATTTTCGTATTGCCGATATAGTAACAGAAGCATTAATTGGTAATGGATATGATATTGACATAGAACCAATTAATGATGAATTTCATAGACCACACGATGAAAAAATTAATGTTTATACAGTAAAAAGATAGGATTAAAGGGCTAAGAAAGGAATGATATAAATGAAAAAATTAAATACCATTCAAAAAAAGAGAAAAATTAAATGAGGTTTATGTATTGGATGATAAGGGTCCAGGTGAAGCCAATCATGTTTATATGATATGTAAAAAAGATAAAGATATTTTAGACAGTGTACTAGTAGATATAAATTTTCAAAAAGGACCTCGTAAAGAAGGAAGTTCAACCAATGGTATACTAGATACAGATTTATTAGAAATAGTAAGACATAGATTACAAGGTTTTCAAGAAGGTCCTTATTCAAGCAGAGAAAATGCATGTGCATTAACTCACATTGAAGAAGCGCTCATGTGGTTAAATAGAAGGGTTGAAGATAGGATAGAAAGAAATGTATTAGGAACTAAAAATAAATAATTAAAAGAAAGGAGTAATTACAATGCCAAAGTTAAGTGAAATATTAGGAGAGCACTTTAATCAAATACCAGAAGAACTACAAACTAAATACAAGGATGTTGATTTAGTAGATAGTAAACAATATGCTACTAAAGATAAATTTGACGCTTTAAATGAGCAACTTAAAACTGCAAATGATACAATAACTACATTAAAAAAGGACAATAAAGAAAATGAATCCCTACAAACCAAAGTAGGAGAATATGAGACTAAAGTTAAAGAGTATGAAAAGCAAATACAAGATATGCAATTTAATTATGCATTAGAAGGGGCTTTAAAGGGTGCTAATGTAAGAAATACAAGGGCTGTTAAAGCTCTTTTAAATTTAGAAAGTATTAAGTTAGATGGTGAGAATATTCTAGGACTTAAAGAGCAAATAGAATCATTACAAGAAAGCGATAGTTATTTATTTGCAGAAGAACAAAAACCTAAGTTTTCAGGAGTAGAGCCTACAGATGGAAGTAAAACACCACAAGGTTATAATCCTTGGAAGAAAGAGAGCTTTAATCTAACAGACCAAGGTAAAATATTTAAAGAAAATCCAGAACAGGCCAAACAATTAATGGCTCAAGTTGGAATAAATCAATAATAAAGGAGATGTGTGAAATATGGGAACAAAATTAAGTGATGTAATTGTACCAGAATTATTTAACCCTTATGTGGTTAATAGAACAATGGAAAAGAGTGCTTTAGTACAAAGTGGAATAATAGTAAATAACTCAGAATTTGATAATTTAGCAAGTCAAGCTTCACCTTTAATTAATATGCCATTCTTCGAGGATTTAACAGGAGAATCAGAACAAATAATTGAAGATACAGACTTAGAAGCAGCTAAGATTACAAGTAATAAAGATGTAGCGGCTATTTTAAGAAGGGCTAAAATGTGGAGCGCTACAGATTTATCAGCAGCGTTAGCAGGTAAGGACCCAATGGCAGCTATAGGGGAATTAGTAAGTGGATTTTGGACTAGAGATATGCAAAAAGAGTTAATCGCAATACTTAAAGGTATATTCTTAAGTACATCAATGAAAAATAACTTACTTGATATATCAGCTATGGCAGAAGGTGCGGCTAAGTGGTCAGCAAGTGCATTTATAGATGCTCAACAAATGTTAGGAGATGCGCAAGAACTTTTAACAGGTGTTATGATGCATAGTGCTGTTAAATCAGAACTTAAAAAACAAAACTTAATTCAAACTATAAGGCCATCAGATAGCGCAGAGTTTGATGTATATCAAGATAAGAGAGTAATAGTTGATGATGGCTGTCCAGTTGATGTAGGTGGTGTTTATACTACTTATTTATTTGGACAAGGAGCTTTAGCATTAGGTAATGGTAATCCAGTAGGATTTATACCAACTGAAACTGATAGAGATAAAAAGAAAGGTTCAGGTGTTGATTATTTAATTAATAGAAAAACAATGATATTACATCCAAGAGGAGTTAAATTTACTAATGCTAAAGTAGCAAAAGTAGAAGGTCCAAGTAGAGCTGAATTACAAGAAAAAACTAACTGGGAAAGAGTATATGAACCAAAACAAATAAGAATAGTTGCATTTAAACATAAAATATAAGAAGGTGAGTTTAATGGCTCAACTAGAAAAATTGAAGAAGCTTTTAGGAATATCCTTAGATGATGATTCTAAGGATTTTTTATTGGAATTTGCACTAGAAGATTTAGAGCAAATAGTAAAAGATTATTGTCATATGAGAGAGATACCAGAAGCTTTAAATAATACAGTCTTAAAAATGGCTATAGACATGTATAGAAATGAGAACCTAGGTGAAGAAGAAAATTCCCTAGGTTCTGTTTCTTCTATTACAGAAGGAGATACTTCTATAAGCTACAGAAGTTCTGCTACTGAATTTAAGGATACCTTAATAAAAGATTATAAAGCTCAACTTAATAAATATAGGAAGTTGGTTTGGTAATATGTTTAAAAGTATAGAGAAAGCCAGGAAACAAGCGAGAAAGGCTATTGAAAGTTTATATGATTGTACTTGTAATATAACTGGAGGAAAAGAAAAGGTTAAAGATCCTGTTACTAAAGAAACTAAATTAATACCAAAAATAAAATATGAAAAACAATCTTGT